TTAGTGATGTAGAAAATGATGATGCCATAATTATTTATATCCTATGCTGCTACCTCTGTCCATGTTTGACTAGCGTTCAAGTTTATATCATTCCATGTAATTACACCAGCACTTGTTGTCGATACAGTGATCGAGCTGCCTGTAGGTATAACTACGCAATCTGCTGTAATAGTCACCGTTCCAGTAGCCATTGTGCCGATTTGGCTACCTGTAACTGCTACATCTGCATTTGCTTTTGCAACCGCAGTTCCAGTGGATAATGTGACTGCATTACCGGTTACCGCAAAGTTTGCGTCTCCACTAAGTGTTGTATCACCAATTGTCGCTGTAACAGCATTACCACTTACTGTGACTGTTGCTCCAGCTGTTACTGTTACAGAACCTGTAGAGCCTGTAATCGCGTTGCCCGTTACTTGATGCTCGGCAACACCTAGTATTGTAACGTCGCCTATAGATGTAGTTAGCTCATTACCAGATATAATGATGAAGTTTTCATCATTACCTGTGCTGGCAAACGTTGTTGCTGCAAATGAGCGAACGCCAAACATTAGACGTCCTTGACGTTAGATAGTTGGCTATTTGCTTTTAGGTTTGCATATGCAAGTTTAAATGGGTTGTCAGTTGCATCTAAGCTGTAGTCTATTTTAAAGTGATCTACATGATTGTTTCTAATTCTATAAGTTTGTTCTAGTCTGTCTGCTCTTTTATCAGCATCAGCATAAATTAAAACATCATAGATTAATTTCCATGTTGCATCTCCTTGTGTATAACCATCTTCATCGTTGCCTGTCCATTCGCCATCAAATTTTTTGACATAAGCTGTTGGTATATAGCAATACGCATCGGTAAGTGCTATTCCCTCATGTGTTGTCATATTTGCTGTTATTGCCATAGTTTTCTCCTTAATTCAGTAATTTTATATCATGTTTTTCAAGTATTGCATCAGCCTTTTCCTCACCCAATGACTCTTTTGCCATCTCGTATACAGCTTTTGCTAGTTTTTGGTGTTTCTCGTATTGTTGCCAAATAGCACCGTTGTGAAGTCTTTGCATACCAGTAATATTTACATAATGATTAGGTGTTCCATCTTCCTCTCTACCAACTAATTTTGCTTTAGCTAAAGTTTCATGGTTGTATTTAATAAACTTATCATATTGAGAATCAATAAAACCTTTTGCAGTTTCTTTCTTTGCTAAATCAATGCTTCTAATTAACTGTGCATCTTCATATTCATCATAAACCTGTATTGTTGCTGACTGGTTAGAGTATAACTCACCATCAGCTTTAATAAAAAATTGTGCGTTTGCATGATTATTTACAACAAAAATATTAGCATCCGCACTTCCAACATTTGTAATACCAGTTCCACTTTTTAATGATGCTTGAACAATAAAAGGTGCTATCGCACTATGAGAAGAAGTTGTGTTTTCAGTTGTAAAAAAACTAGAAAAATAAGTAGAGTATGCAGTTTCACTTAAACTTTTAAATTCTACACCACCACCTGCACCTGTTATTTTTTGTATATGTAAAAAGTCATCAGTTTGTCCTTGAACAGTCATCCCATGATCGACATCACTAGATTTAAAAGTCATGATCTCATCATCAGCAGCACCCTGATTCAAAGTTATTCCACCAGCAGTGCAATTACCAGCAGTTTCACCACCTGTCTGAAATCTACCACCACCAAAGGTCGTGACCTCATCACCTTCGTGTGTAATTGTTAGAGCATCTGTGCTGTGATTGTAAGATATTAAAGCTCTATTATTATCTCCGCTGTCTCCAAATGCAATTTGCCCTGTAGAAGATGTGCCAGATAAAATAGATAATCCAGCGTTACCAGAGTCTTCTAAAACTAATTCATCAGCAGCAGCGTCAACACTGGCACTACTGTCTGCCACTCTAATATGAACTCCTGACCCAAGATCAGCAGCAGTTAATGATGTACCTGCAAAGATATCTACTTCATCTGCAAGTTTTGCTTTTGTGACTGATACATCAGTCGGTGTCACCGTTCCGCCATTATCTGAACCTAGTAGTATGGCAAAGAAACTTAATCCTGATGCAGGTGCTGTTGTAAATGTCAATACGCTACCAGATACAGTAAAGTCTGTGCCTGGCTTTTGTATCACACCACCAAGAGATAGTATGATCTGATTAACATCACCCACAGTTACGTTCTGTGAGTTAACTT